ACCGCAACGGGCAGACTAGTTCAGGACTCTATTCTTTGTTCATTCCTATGGAATGGAACTACGAAGGATACATTGATTCTTATGGATTTCCTGTATTCGATACGCCAAGAAAAGAAGTCTTAGATGGCTTTGGAGATCCAATTAAAATTGGGGTTATTGAGTTTTGGGAGAATGAAGTAGATGGATTAAAGAATGACCAAGATGGTTTGAATGAATTCTACAGACAATTCCCTAGAACAACAAAACACGCTTTTAGAGATGAAGCTAAGCAATCATTATTCAACCTTACTAAAATCTATGAACAAATAGATTACAACGAGGATATTAATAATAAGGCTTTAGTAACAAGAGGTAGGTTCTACTGGGAGAACGGGGTTCAGGATGGAGCTGTTAATTTTGCTCCAGATAAATCAGGTAGGTTTATGGTATCATGGATACCACCAAAAGAACTACAAAATAGGGTTATAAATAAGAATGGTATAAAATACCCAGGCTCTGAACACATGGGAGCTTTCGGCTGTGATAGTTATGATATATCAGGAACAGTTGATGGTAGAGGTTCTAAAGGAGCTTTACATGGTTTAACTAAGTTTAGTATGGAGAATGCTCCAGCTAATATGTTTTTTCTAGAATATGTATCTAGACCACAAACCGCTGAGATATTCTTTGAAGACGTTTTAATGGCTTGTATATTTTACGGAATGCCAATACTATGTGAGAATAATAAACCTAGACTTCTATATCATTTTAAAAGAAGAGGTTATAGAGGTTTCTCAATGAACAGACCGGATAAGGTATATAACAAATTATCAGTAACAGAGAAAGAGATTGGTGGGATACCAAATTCAAGCGAGGATATAAAACAAGCTCACGCTGCAGCCATTGAATCATATATACAGGATTTTGTTGGAGCTACTGAAAGAGGGTATGGAGATTTATATTTTCAAGAGACGTTAGAAGATTGGGCTAAGTTTGATATCAACAACAGAACAAAATTCGATGCTACTATAAGTTCAGGTTTAGCTATAATGGCTTGTAACAAAAATAGATACACACCTGTGTTTAAACAGACTAAAACAATAGTTCCATTATCTTTTAAAAAATATGACAACAACGGAGAGTTTTCAAAAATAATAAAATAAATGAATATATACACAAATCCAAATAATTCTTTTCCAAGTCAAGTGGTTAGTGAAGAAGAAAAGCAGAGTGAGGAATACGGTCACGCTGTAGGAAGAGCCATTGAAAATGAATGGTTTAGAGGAGACAGGGGATTAGCTTCTGGAGGTCGTTTCTCTAGTAATTGGCAATATTTTCACAACCTAAGGCTATATGCAAGAGGAGAACAATCTGTAGGTAAATACAAAGACGAATTATCTATAAATGGTGATTTGTCTTATCTTAACCTAGATTGGAAACCAATTGCTGTTTTATCTAAATTTGTAGACGTTGTTGTTAACGGAATGACAGACAAAGGGTATAAGATTAGATCATACGCATCTGATCCCTATGCTGTTAAACAAAGAACTGATCATGCTACTGCTATAGCTCAAGATGCTTTTGCTTCTGAGTTGATGGAAGAGACTCAACAAAATATAGGTATAGATCTAAAAAGAACAAGTATACCATCTGAAGAACTACCAAGAGATAAAGATGAATTAGAGTTGCATATGCAGCTTAGTTATAAGCAAGCTATAGAAATAGCTGAAGAGGAATTAATTGAAAATGTATTCAGCTTTAACAAGTACGAAGAGACAAAGAAGAGATTAGCTTATGATTTAACCGTATTAGGTATCGCAGCGACTAAAACAAATTTCAACTTATCTAACGGTATTACAGTCGACTACGTTGACCCTGTTAATATCGTTTATTCTTATACTGAAGATCCTAATTTCGAAGACCTATATTATGTAGGTGAAGTTAAAAGTGTTAATTTACAAGAATTAAAGAAAGAATTCCCTCATTTATCACCTAGTGAACTAGAAGAGATAGAAAAATACCCTGGTGATGTAAACTACACTAGAACAGCTCAAGGTCAAGACAATGACCAAAGCAATGTACAGGTATTATACTTTGAATATAAAACTTACTCTGATCAGGTATGGAAAATAAGGCAAACAGAACAAGGTCTTGAAAAAGCCTTAGAAAAACCTGACACTTATAACCCACCTGAGAGTGATAATTTTGATAGAGTTAATAGATCTATAGAGGTACTATATAGTGGTGCTAAAATACTAGGACACAAGAAAATGCTTAAATGGGAAATGGCTGAGAATATGACTAGACCTTATAGTGACCAAACAAAGGTTTCTATGAATTATAGTATAACAGCTCCTAGAATGTATCAGGGACGCATAGAGTCTATCGTTAGCAAATGTATCAGTTTTGCTGATATGATTCAAATAACACACCTTAAAATACAACAGGTGTTGTCTAGGTTAGTTCCAGACGGTGTTTTTGTAGATGTAGATGGTTTAGCTGAGGTTGATCTAGGTAATGGAACAAATTACAATCCACAAGAAGCTCTTAATATGTACTTCCAAACAGGTAGTATTGTTGGTAGATCTTTAACACAGGATGGAGACCCAAATAGAGCTAGAGTTCCTATCCAGGAATTACAAAGCTCTTCAGGGTTAAATAAAATACAAGCTCTTATTCAGACGTATCAGTACTACTTGCAGATGATTAGAGACGTAACAGGTTTAAATGAAGCTAGAGACGGTAGTCAACCAGGTACCGACGCTTTAGTTGGTTTACAAAAACTAGCAGCTGCTGCTTCAAACACAGCTACTAAACATATATTAAAGTCTTTAATGTATCTTACTATTAAGACAGCTGAGAATATCAGTTTAAGAGCAGCTGATATGATAGCTTTCCCTTTAACTAGAAATGCTTTAATGAACTCTATAAGTTCTTTTAATGTAGATACTCTAGGTCAGATAAATGACTTAAACATGCATGAATTTGGTATCTTCCTGGATTTAGAACCGGATGAAGAAGATAAGCAAGCATTAGAAAGAAATATACAAATCGCTCTACAAACAGGTAGTATTGATCTAGAAGATGTAATAGATATTAGAGAGATCTCTAATCTGAAGCTAGCTAATCAAATGCTAAAGGTTAAAAGAAAGAGAAAAGCAGAAGTTGAAAGACAGAATCAGTTAGAGAATATACAGGCTCAAGCTCAAGCAAACTCTCAAGCAGCTGAACAAGCAGCTATGTCTGAGGTTCAGAAACAACAAGCGCTAGTAGAGACTAACCTACAGTTTGAACAAGGTAAATCTCAATTCTTAGTACAGAGACTTCAAATGGAAGCTGAGATCAAGAAGCAACTAATGGCTGAGGAATTCAACTACAACATGCAACTAGCTCAGATAAACGCTAATGCAGAAGTTTCTAAAGGAAAAGAAGCAGAAGATAGAAAAGACGAGAGAACAAAAATACAAGCAACTCAACAATCAGAGTTGATAAATCAAAGACAAAACGATTCTCTACCTAAGAACTTTGAATCAGCAGGGAATGACGGCCTAGGTGGTTTTAATCTAGGTGGGTTTTAGATTCATTAAAAGTTAACTATTTAATTATATTATATTATGTCAAAACAAACATCGCAAGAAGGTGACTTCTCTCTGAAAGGAAAGAAAACAAAACCTAAAAACCTTGCAAAACAATCCAGCAAAGAGCCGGTTAAAATTGAAATACCAAATACAGCCCCAGAAGCTCAAGGTGAAGTAATACCTGAAGTTACTAAGATTAATTTAACAGAACCTAAAGAAGAGGTTGTTGAAGAAGTTGTAGAGGTTATTGAAGCTGTCGATGATGGTATTTTACAAGAAATTGTAGAAGAGGAAATTGTGGAAGAAGTAGCTCAAGTTAAAGCTGAAGTGAAAGAAGCTCAACGTGACGCGGCTATTACTGGAAAACCATTACCGGAAAACATCGAAAAACTAGTATCCTTTATGGAGGACACGGGTGGTGGTATTGAAGATTACGTTAGGTTAAATGCTGACTACTCAAATATTAATAACGAAACATTACTTCGTGAATTTTACGCAAAAACTAAGCCTCACTTAGACGCTGAAGATATAAGTGTATTACTAGAAGATTTTTCATATGATGAAGATCTAGACGAAGATAGAGATATACGCAAAGCAAAAATTGCGTTTAAAGAAGAGGTTGCTAAAGCTAAGGACTTTTTGGAGCAGACTAAGAGTAAATACTACGATGAGATCAAGTTGAGACCCGGAGTAACTCAAGAGCAACAAAAAGCTACAGACTTTTTCAACCGACACACCGAAGAGCAAGAGGCTAACAAAACTAAACATGAAGATTTTAAAAATGTAACTAAAAATCTTTTCAATAGCGATTTCAAAGGTTTTGATTTCAACGTAGGAGAGAAAAAATTTAGGTACAGTGTTAAGAACCCTTCATTAGTAGCAGATGCACAATCTGATATTTCAAACTTCATTGGGACGTTCCTAAATAAAGAAGGTGAAATTTCTGATGCAAAAAGCTACCACAAAGCTTTGTTCGCTGCCAGAAACGCTGATACCATAGCTCAACACTTTTACGAACAGGGTAAAGCCGATAGCGTAAAAGAAGTTATGGCGAAGTCTAAGAATATCACAACCGAGCCAAGGAAAACGGCTTCAGGTGAAGTATTCTTTAACGGGATAAAAGTAAAAGCGGTTGGAGGCGTTGACTCTTCAAGATTAAAAGTAAAAAAATTTAAAATTTAACATTAAAAAAAGAAAATTATGGCTGTAAGTCCTTTATTCGGTGACATTGTCCCGTCTCAATCACAACAATTATTACAAACCAACTACCTAAAGTTTAACGACGGAGCGGCAGCTGGTGACACTGACACTTTTGCTCAACAATATTTACCTGAGATCTACGAACAAGAAGTAGAGCGTTATGGAAACAGAACTTTATCTGGATTCTTACGTATGGTTGGAGCTGAAATGCCAATGACTTCTGACCAAGTAATCTGGTCTGAACAAAATAGATTGCACATCTCTTATACTGATGTAGCAAATGATCAAGTAAATGGATTAACTATTCCTATTGCTGCTGACGTAAAGAATGTTATTAGCGTTGGAGCTACTATCGTTATCGTTGATGTTGCTGGAAATGAGTCTAAAGCGGTTGTTACTGCTTCTAACTTAGCTACAGGAGTTTTAGCTGTTGCACCATATAAAACTGCTACTTTAGCTGGTTTAGGTGTATTAGTAAAAATCTTTGTATATGGTTCTGAATATGGAAAAGGATCTTCTACTCCTAACTACTCTGCAGCTAACACTGATGGATATGTAAGTGTAGACCCTGAATTCACTCAGTTCTCTAATTCACCAATTATCATCCGTAGTAAGTATACTGTATCTGGATCTGACACTGCTCAGGTTGGATGGGTTGAAGTAGCTACTGAAGATGGAACTGGAGGATACTTATGGTATTTGAAAGCTGAATCAGAAACTCGTTTACGTTTTGAAGACTACTTAGAAATGAGTGTTATTGAAGGTGAAAAAGCTAGTGGAGCTGGAGCTGGATCTGCTGCTGCTGCAGGATACAAAGGAACCGAAGGTTTATTTGCTGCTGTTAATGCACGTGGAAACGTAGAAGCTGGATTCAATGCTGGAGCTGGACAATTAGCTGCTTTTGATTCTATCTTAAAGAATTTAGATACTCAAGGAGCAATTGAAGAGAACATGTTATTCTTAAATAGAGAAACATCTTTAAGCTTTGATGATATGTTAGCTGGTATTTCTGCTGGAGCAAACGGAGGAACTGCTTATGGTTTATTCGAAAACTCTGAAGATATGGCTTTGAACTTAGGTTTCTCAGGATTCAGAAGAGGTTCTTATGACTTCTATAAAACTGACTGGAAATACTTAAACGATGCTTCTACTCGTGGAGGTGCTGTAAGCGCTGCTGCTGTTGCTGCTCCTGTTTATGCAATCGACGGTATGTTGATTCCTGCTGGAACTTCTACAGTTTATGATCAAACATTAGGAACAAACATTAGACGTCCTTTCTTACACGTAAGATATAGAGCTTCTCAAGCTGATGACAGAAGAATGAAATCATGGTTAACTGGTTCAGTTGGTGGTGCTTATACTTCTGATTTAGATGCAATGGAAGTAAACTTCTTATCTGAAAGATGTTTATGTGTGCAAGGTGCTAATAACTTCGTGTTATTCGCTGCTGCATAGATTGAAATTATTGTAATATTACCCTCGTCAATAAGTCGGGGGTAATTATTACTCTTATAAACTATTTAATTATATTATATTATTATGACAAAAACAAAAGTAGCCCCAGCTCTAGAAGCTAACTGGGAAATAAAAGACAGAACATACATGGTTAGAGGAGGCAATATACCGTTAACTCTTAGAATACCATCTAAACATAGTTTAAAATACCCTATGTTGTGGTTCGACCAACAAAACAACTTACAGAGAGAGCTTAGATACGCTACAAACATGATTAGTCCTTTTAAAGACGAGCAGAATGGAGAAATTACATTAGGCACTATTTTATTTAAAGACGGATCTATGGTTGTTACCAAAGAAAACCAAGCTTTACAAAAATTATTATCATTATACCACCCTGCTAAAGGTGTTAGGTATTACGAATTCGATCAAATAGTAGTTGCTGAAGATGAATTAGACACTATGAATCTTCAAATTGACGCTTTAATCGTTGCTCGAACAATGGAAATAGACCACGCTGAAGCATTATTGAGAGTAGAACTAGGTTCTAAAGTCTCTACAATGTCTTCTAAAGAAATAAAACGTGATTTACTTTTATTTGCTAGACAATCTCCTCAGTTATTCATGGAGCTAGCTAAAGATGATAATGTACAGCTTAGAAACTTTGCTATTAAAGCAACTGAAGCTAAGATAATTAAACTCTCTGATGATCAAAGATCATTTACATGGGCGGCAAACGGAAAGAAACTAATGACAGTTCCTTTCGATGAAAACCCTTACTCAGCATTTGCTGCGTTCTTTAAGACAGATGAAGGTGTTCAAATCTTCAAGTCTATAGAGAAAAAATTAAAATAATATGTGATATTAATAATAACCGGTTACAAATCGTGACCGGTTACTATTATAATAAAAAAATAATATGGCAATAAACGTAGATACAGTATATAAAACTGTCTTATTGATACTCAATCAACAACAAAGAGGTTACATAACACCTGATGAGTTCAATAAAGTAGGTACTCAGGTTCAATTAGGGATATTTGAAAAGTACATGAGTGACCTTAATCAACAATTGCGTATACCAGAAAACGACAGCGAGTATGGTAATAGAGTAAAAAACATTGAAGAAAGAATAGATATCTTCAAAAGAATAGGTGACGCTGTATATGCTGCGCCTTTTTTTGATTTACCTGCAGTTACAGACTTATACAGAATAGGTAGTGTCATTTATAATGACCACATAGAAGCTCAAATGGTTGAAAGGAATGAATTATACTTAATAAAAAAATCACCTTTAACCGCTCCTACAAAAGAACAACCAATCTTTTTGTATGAAAATAAAAAAATATCTTTATACCCTACGACAATAATAAGTGATGTTCAGGTTTCTTACATTAAAAAACCAGTTGATGTTCAATGGAATTACTCCGTTGGATCTTTAGGTCAGTTTGAATACAATTCAGCTACCTCTGTTAACTTTGAGTTACATGATTCTGAGCAAGTAGATGTTATAATGGGTATATTACTTTACTCAGGGGTTATAATTCAAGACCCTACTATAATACAAATAGCTTCTCAGAAAGTACAACAAGAAGACATAAACGAAAAATCTTAATACAACATGAGTCTAATAACTGAAAATAACCAGCAATACTATGCAGGCTCACAAGGCTACTTGTCTGTCACTGGGATAGCAGGTGAAAAGTTCACAGCTACATTTGACACTAACTTAGTCTTTGGTAGTTATGATCAAGCCCAAACCGACTATGCTTTAAACAATTTTAAACTATATACAGCTGCGGCTGGAGTACTAACATATACAGAGTATGTTGCTGCTTACACAGTGGTAAACAACGTAGTGACATTTACTGCGGCTTTACCAGTGAGCACAAGTGTTGTTATACAGTTAAAAACTGAAAATGGAGGAAACTACGGAAGTAAAGACGCTTATGGAGATACCGTTCAGGACAACTGGGGTTCTTATGCTTATACAAAGTTAGATGATGTTATAAATAACTTCTTAGTTGCTTATGTGGGTGTTGGGAAACTAATACCTAGTGTAAAAAGAACAGACGTGATATTTCACGCTAAAAGAGCAATGCAAGAGTTTAGTTATGACACATTGAAGAGTGTTAACTCTCAAGAGCTAACTATACCATCAAGCTTAAGTGTACCAATCCCTCAAGATTACGTTAATTATACTAATATATATTACTATGACCAAGCGGGTGTCAAACACTTGATACTACCTAATAGCTTGAGTACTAATCCTTATAGAACCCCAGTTCAAGATGCTGACGGGATACCTACACAAGACAATTTTGCTAATAATATTGAAGGTACATCGATAATAGAAGATAGATGGGATACTAACGCTTTATCAAAAGTAGATAACGGGGTTGATGATACTTCTCTAGGATGGCAACAGTATTATGGTCTTCAAGGAACTCGTTTTGGTATGGACCCTCAATTCGCTAATGGAAATGGATGGTTCCTTATAAATGAAAGAGACAATAAGTTTTCTTTCTCAGCAGACCTAGTTGACCAGATAATCACTTTAGAGTACATCTCTGATGGTTTATCAACTAATTTATCTACTAGGATCCCGAAGATGGCTGAAGAGGCTCTATATGCTTATATAAGTCATGCAATTATATCGACTAGAATTAACCAACCTGAATATGTAGTAAACAGATTAAAAAGAGAGAAGAGCGCTAAGCTTAGAAACGCTAAAATCCGTTTATCAAACCTTAAAATGAATGAATTTACTCAAGTTATGAGAGGTAAATCTAAATGGTTAAAACACTAAAATCAAATGGCAGAAATTAAAAATACCTTTTTAAAAGGTAAGATGAACCAAGATCTTGACCCTAGATTAATACCTAATGGTGAGTATAGAGAAGCTATAAACTTACAGGTAGGTAGGTCAGAAGGTTCTAGTGTTGGTGAATTTGAGAACATGTTAGGTAACACTAATATAAACACTTTAAATGCTGATGCTAATTCTAAAATTATAGGTCATTACGTAGATGAATCTAACCATAAAGTGTATATTTTCGCTACAGACTGGGAGAATGCTAATGGGGATAGATCCGTTGCTAAAAACCACTATATATATGAGTTAAATTTATCTGCCCCATATAATAAAAAGACTTTAGTCACTGGAAACTTCTTAAACCTTAATCAATCTTTCCCAGTAACAGGTGTAAACCTAGTAGAAGACTTATTCTTTTGGACTGACAACTTAAATCAGCCAAGAAAGATAAATATAATTAAAGCAAACCCTACTTCTCAAGCAACTCCAACCCATTATCAAAACGAAGATCAGATATCCGTAGCTAAATATGCTCCATATGAGCCTATTATAGTTCTTGACAGGGTTAAGACATCTATAAATGCAGGAAATTTAACTGATACTTTTGATATAACAGTAACTGATTCTACTGGTATAAAGATAGGGGATATTGTTTCTCCTTTTTCTACTATAACTCCACCTTCGGCTTTATGGAATGATTTAATATACGTAGTAGCTATAACTGGTAGTGTCATAACCTTATCTAAAGCTGTTACAGTTACTGATGGGTTTGAACTAGTGTTTCAGAACTCTACAATGACTAATAAAACTAGTGAGTTTTTACCTGGTGGAGACAATGAGGCAATCACTTCTATAACTGGAACTGGACTAGCAGCTGTATATGTATACACTAGTTCACCAGACGCTGGGTACGCTAATGATGTACCTATTATAGGGGCTATAGTAACAGGTGATAATATACCAGTAAATACAACTGTTTTAACAGCTGTCTCTAGCTGGGCTTCTGCCGCGGGAATAATATGGTCTATAACTTTATCTAACGCTACCACCGCTATTGTAGGTGATATAATAAAGGTAAACGTTAATCCAGACCACGAAAACGATTGGTCAGGTGATGCTAACTTCTTAGAAGATAAATTCATTAGGTTTAGCTATAGGTTTAAGTATGAGGATAACGAGTACTCTTTAATGGCTCCTTTCTCTCAACCTATGTTTGTACCTAAACAAAATAGTACTTTTGGTGGAGGAACTAACAGTGATATTAGTGATATGGATGATGCTTATAAGTCCACTATAGTAACCTGGTTTGAAAACAACATCGAAAATATATTATTAAAAATACCAATGCCTTATGCTTCTCCAGCTTTAAACGCTACAGAACTTAAGTTAGTTAAAGTAGATATTCTATATAAAGAATCAGATGCTCTAGCTGTAAAAGTATTAGATACCGTCATCTTGTCTTCATTGCCTGATAGCAATTTCGAGACTATCTTATGGAGTGATCCTATTCATGGGGACGACACTACAACTTATTATTACCAATACGATTATGCTTCTAGTAAACCATACAAAACTCTACCCTCAGATCAAACAACTAGAGTCTATGATAAAGTTCCAATTAAAGCACTAGCTCAGGAACTTATAGGTAATAGAGTTGTTTACGGTAATTACGTGGATAGGCATTCAAGCCCTGTTTCAATTGACTACAGCGCTTTAGTTAATAAAAAGAAACCTGCATTCGATAATGTAGTTCAATATCCTTACCATACATTAAAGCAAAATAGAACTTACCAAGTTGGGTTTGTTTTAGCTGATAGATATGGAAGACAATCTGATGTTATATTATCTTCTTATGATAATGTGGATGGAGTTCGTGGTTCTACTGTTTATTCAAATTATAATACATATAACGAGCAAATAGCTTACCCAATTATAGATTGGTTAGGAGATTCTCTAAATATAAAAA